ACAATTCTTAGTTCATAAATCTCTAATTCAAGCTAGACCCAAAGAAATGTATGAAAGAATCTATAGTTGGTTTATGACAAAAAAACTTAATAGATGGTCATCAGGTTTTCTACTAGAAGTTTACTGGGATCTAATTTTTGGACAAGTAAAAGAGATTGATTATTTTCCTAAAATAGCAGTTTGGACAGATTCTTTGGTTCCTCGTGAAGACTTCTTAATTCAATATGGAACTTATGTTTTTGATTTCTATACTACAAATTCTAGCTCTACTTCCCGAAGATGGAAATTAAATGAAGCCAAAGATTTCTCAGACTACAATTTTGAAATATATGTAAATTATGATAAAGTAGATATAGAATTCTATGATCATATCTTATCAATGTTATATTATTATAATCTTACAAAAGCAAATATCTTCCTAACCCTGTCAGGGGATCTAGAAGGTAAAGTATTTTATCTTAAAACAATCTGTACAGATAATCAATCTATAACACCCCTTGTAATAAATGATCCAGATCTATCACGAAGTGGATTTCTTGGAACACATTGGGCACATAATCCAACACGATTTAAAATACTTCCATTATATGATAATTAATGTCAGTCACAGCAGCAACTACCCAAATACTAATTGATAACAGAGAACATGAACTCATTACTTTACAACCAAATGCAAAAGTAGCACAACTCCCTGTAGGGGATATTTGGATAGGCTCACCAGAAACAATAGAGTATGCTGTTGTAGCAGAAAGAAAATCAGTAGCAGATCTTGAAGCGTCCCTTAAAGATGGTCGCTACAGAGAGCAGCGTACAAGACTTCTCGCATTTTGTGCGGAAAAGAAAGCGCGCCCTCTATATATTATAGAAGGCGGACTTCAGCATTCGTATCAAAAAAAGACTTTATGGAAGGTATTAAATCGTCTTGGTATGCGTTATGGGGTAAGTGTTATGCAAACTGCATCAACTAAGGAGACTGCTGAACTTGTGGAGGCTATTGCGCAACAATTGTCAGAAGATAAGGAATGTTTCAAGGCGGAGACGCTATCTTATTCAGATGTTACATCATTTCAAAAGAAGGCAAATAAGGATGACCCAGAGAATTTTACTTTAGCAGTTCTTCAACAGTGTACAGGAGTTAGTCTAGATAAAGCGAAAGCCCTTCTGACACATTTTAAAAGTCTCATTGCTATTATGCAGGCTGCGGAGACTACAATCGCAGAAGTGAAGACGCAAAATGGACGAAAACTTGGCCCTGTACTCGCAAAACGCCTATACGATCATTTTCATTTTAACCTTCCCTAGTAAAATACTTTTCGATAAATGTTTCCATATTTTGCGCTCCCATAGATAGATTACATTTGCGACAAATAGGGCGCAAATTAGAAAGATTCGTTTGGCCACCATTAATCTCTGCTACAACATGGCCTGTATCAAACTCTCTCTGAGAGATAAATGTTGTCTGGCAAACATAGCATGGGGCATTCCCCTTATCTGCGCCAATATACTTATTCCATACAGATGTCTTTAATGCTTCAACAATCTGTTTTTTAGGAATTTTTGTCTTCTGATGAATAATAATTTTCTTCTCTTGCGTGATAACCTTAATATCATCTGTAGTCTTTGAATCACATGAACCATGAAAAGCTGAACGTATTAGTACCATATCATCATGTTGTACTGGAGCAGCAGCCATATACACATCTATTGACATTTTCTCAATAAGTTCTCTCTCTTCTTTAGAAAAGTCCCCATCAAATCCCCCTAATATAAAATCACTTATAACCATTAGACGGTTATATCCATCAATTACAAAATATACTTTAGTATTAATATCCTTCATAATTACAATTGGTGTAGTTGGAAATCCTCGTTTAATATACTTCAAAAAATCAATTCGTTCCTTTACTTGCCAGGGGCGATTAGAGAATGTTGTATTGATATTATTATTTTTCAGAACCTTATTATAAAATTCTGGGATGTAATAATGATAATGAATAAATCGCTCCTCCATATTCTAACTAATAGCGGAAGAGGTCGTTTAATACATTTGTTTTATTTTGCGCAGAGCGATCTGGATTTTCTCCGAGGCCGCCGCTAATAGCATTCATAAATGAATTTGGTGGAGCATATTCGCCAGCAGAGCGTGTTGGAGGTTGGCCTTGTGGGCCAACTCCTATACCACCGCCACTACCGCCACCGCCACTACCACCCCCACCCATAATAGCAAGTTGCCCTGTCATTGCCGGCGCATTAAATTGTACTTTAGGAAGTTTTTTACCTCCAGGCCCAGTCCGCGCAGTCGCAACTGATTTCGCAGGAGGCTCTGGTGGAAGCATTGCTTTCATAATAGGCGAATCTTGAAGTATATAGTTACGTTCATGATGTTTCCAAGAAACATACAATAGATTTGGATATGTATAACGAACCTCGTAGCCCACCTGACGTAATTGGAAAACTAGATAAACAACACAGTCCTCCAAATCAATCTTTGGAAGACCAAAAACAAATGGCGGAACTGTATAAATAATCCATGTATTACCAACAACTTTCGCGGATGTCTGAATACGATTATAGATTTGTTCTAAAAGTTGATTATAGGCACGAAGGCGGGCCTTATCTCTGGAAGCCCTTTCATTGAATAATGCCGACGGCTTTAGAACAGGGACATCTTGCCGTTGCTCCATACTTCATAAGGCTACCTTAAAACTTTAAAAAATAGTACCTAATGTAAAAATACTAAGTAAACTTAATAAATGTTTGACTATATTAAACCAACACGTCTCTGTTTCAGCGGTGGAGGAATTAAAACAATAAGCTATATAGGAGCACTTGAAGCATTACAAGAAGCAAACTTATTAATATCTATAAGGGAGTATTTAGGAGTATCAGCCGGCGCATTTGTCGCATTTTGTCTAGCGATCGGGTATTCCCTTACAGAATTGAAGCAGATTATGAGTACAACAGATTTTGGCGAAATTCGTTCAATTGATCCAGAGAAATTATTTGAATATGATGAGCATTTTGGTATAGATGATGGAGAAGGATTAGTAAGTTTTATTGAGGCTATACTAAAAAGAAAGGGTCTCTCAGCCAATATGTGTTTTGGGGACCTTGATACTAGTGTAACTCTTCGCATATTTGCGACAGATTTGAATGAACTTGCTCCAAGAGAGTTTAGCAGTAAGTTAACACCGCGCGTTAAAATTGTTGATGCTCTTCGCGCATCAATGTCACTGCCACTTTACTTCACACCTGTAAGGGACCCAATAACAGGTAATTTACTAACAGATGGCGGCGTTTTAGCAAACTATCCAATTGTTCATTTAACTCCATTTGAGGCAAAGAGTTCTATAGGATTTGTGTTTGATGATCATGAAAATCATAGAGCAGATATTGAAAATTTATTAGGTTATTTACATCAAGTTATGTCATGTTTTTGGATTAACAAGAATATAGCTACTTACTCACGTTACGCCAAGAATACTATTATTATACCGTGCGCATCATATAACTCATGGAATTTTGAAGTTACTATGGCTGATAAGGAGACCCTTCTAGAAGCAGGCAAGAAGGCAGCAATGATATATTTAGAATCTCTCAGAAAGGGGGCAAATATTCTAAGACGCAGATCGGTCTCTTAGAGCCTCTCTCCTCTCCCCCTCTAAACATTCTCTTTAAGGAAATCCTTGAAAGGACCATAAGCACGTTCACCCTGGTATTCAATAATCTCGCCAGAACCCTTCTGAAGTAGAATTGTCGGATAACCCTTTACTGGCTTACCTTTCGCGGCGGCAGGGTCATCTTCAGGATTAACCATACTAATTTCAACCTGCTTACCATTCACCTGTAAGGGAGATTCAGACTTCAGCTTTTCAAAATCAGGTTTCGCATCCTTACAATGGGGACACCAGTCAACATAGTACATTGTGAAACTACTAGGGCCAGAACCACTGAAACCTTCTGCTCGGCTACGACTTATACCATAAAAATAGATAAGTACGAGAGCAACTGCAATTATTGCTCCAAAAATATAGATTGTTTGATTTTTCATCTCTATTTAGAGAGTTTAGAGAAATATTGAGTTAATTTCATTAGACTAAATGATAACAGTTACAGAAGATTATAAATTATATTTAGAGTTTGTATATGAACTAGCAATATCTAAAGGATATGACCACACACTCGCTACAAATCTTTCGGAAATGGCACTTTTTAAATTGCTATATAATGGTATTAAGTATCCTAAAAAATATGAAATTCAACTTAGCGAGTTACTCAGTGGGAAACATCATTAATCCCCACATGGTAAAGAAGAATAGTGCCGTATGAAGAAAGAATCCACCAGCTGTAGGACAGCCGCCATCATCCACAATAGTAATGAAACTTCCAATTATTCTTTGAATAATTTTGTAAGTTTCAGGATTTGCAATTAAAAAGAACACGAGAGCAGAATAAAAACTATATTTTGCTTTTAAGATTGCCCTATCGGTTGTAAAGCCTGGCATTCTAATTTATTAGGAGAGTTCATTAGAATATAATTAATGTAGCGTGAGATGAGTTTTAACTCTATAATATATAAAAAGGGTATTTCAAGGATAGAGAACTGGCGAGGTGTCTTCTCTTTTATTTCAAGAGTATCTGCGTCAATATATTTTTTTCCCTGTGGTACAATATTATTTGTCCCTGTACGAATTGATACAAGTACCTGTCTATAATTTGAGATACCTTTTGCTTTCTCTTGTTCGTCTGCAGTTGCCATTTTTTCTATAATATCATTTGTTTCAATAGGAACAACTGGGCTGTCTTTACCTAATGCTGCAATAACTTTGCCGAGTGTTGTGACTACACCCCATACATCTTCATCCTTCAGTTCTGGGAAAAATATCTTATCAATTGTATCTATAAACTTTTTCGCATAATTGCTTGGAAACCCAGGATTTACTTGTTGTGTTTGAATCACAGAATTGATTCGGTCTTTTATGAGTTTCCAGTTCATAGAACTAAAATAGTACAATAAGCATAGGCGCTCGCGTACTGGTTCTAAGACTTCTTGTGGATCTATACTTAGCGGAGATCCTTCAGTAGTCCCTTCATCTATTAGAGCAAGTTGTACCAGTAGGCTCTTTATTTTAGAAGCAAAAACTTCATCAGAATTATCTTCTATAGGCGTTGCCTCCAGAGCACCTTCTAGTTTTTCTATTTGAGTAAGAAGTTCAGAATCATGTGTTTTATCATAGATAGCACGAAGAGCATCTAATACCCCTCTTATTTTTGTTTGCTCTGCAACAGAAGCAGATGTAGTTTGTTCACTAGTATCTGGTTCAGTAGCAGCAGCAGAAGCAGTTAGAGCATCTAGTTCAGCAGCAACTGCAGAGTTTGCTTGGCGTGCAGCCTCCAATTCCCCAGTTGCTGTACGAAGTTGTTCGCGTAGTGCGGCAATTTCTCCTGTAACAGCAGCTGCCGATTCATTTTTTTGTATAAGAGTAGCTTTAAGAGTATCTCGTTCGTCGAGAATTTCCTGTTTTTGTCTTATTATTTCTTGATGTGCTGCCTCCGCCGCTGCAAATGCTGCGGTAAACTCGGCCTTTTGTGCAATTATCTTATTATGATTTTCTCTAGACTTTGTCATAAGTTTATGAAACTTCGTGGTTATATCTTGTAGTTTTGTATTTGTTTGTAGTCTCTCATCTTCTAACTTGCGAATCTGCTCCTCAAAGAGTTGTTTTTGTTGACGAGATGCCTCGAGCGCTTCTTCTGTGCCGACACGTTGTCTCAAAGAATTTGCGGCTTCTTCTGCCATTCTAGAGGATTTCGCTTTTTCTTCTTCAAGCTGCCTCTTGAGGTCTATAATAGCCGCTGCTTTACCTGCGAGTTCTCCTTCTGCTATTGCTTTCTCATTCGATAATGCGTTAAAGTTATTCTTTAATTCGTCAAACTCTTCTATAAGGGACTCATACGATGCTCTTAGTGTTGGATCTGAAATAGCGGCAGCTGTTGTTGCTGCTGTTGTTGTTGCTGCTGTTGTTGCTGTTGTATTAGGCGACATACCATCTGTTACTTTTTCCAAAAGTGTAGTAATATTTTTTGTTTGTATAGACTTTGTTTGAATTGCTTTTATAATACCTTCAATTGTATCTGAACCAAGACGATCTTTAATATTTTTAGAACGAACTTTATCAGACGCAACTCCAAGAAGAAGAATTAAAATAAGTATTAGAAGTTTTTCTGTACTATCATCTGATTTTTTTGATAATTTAGGCATAGACATAGAGGGCATAGAAGGCATAGATAAAGACGGGATAGTTGTAGATGACATCATAGGTGGTTTACATTCTTCTTTTTCCACTCCAATAAGTTCTTCAATACGTTTTAGAAGTATTTCAAGATTGCGTATTTTCTGGCGTGTTGAATCAAGAGTTAGCCCCTTTGAAAAACTGGCTCCTCTTTCTAAATCTTGCTTCCTCTTCTGAAGAATCTTTCTTATAGTTGTTGCTTCTTTTTCATCAAGTGAACATCCCTCTTTTGTTAATAGAGTTGGAGTATGACGTAGGGTAGGAATACCAAATACCTTTTTCAATAGTATAATTTCACTATCATCAACCGTATAGCGAGTTTTGAATTGATCTACACTAATACGTCCTGAATTATTTGATCTGCCCTCAAGATTTATAATTTCTCCAGCAATATTCATTAATACAATATTCTTGTAAGGGTCAATTATATTAGAAGAATTTCTTGTTGATGCTGGGGCGTTAGTAGATGTCGAGGAGTTAGTAGATGTTGGAGCGTTAGTAGATGTCGAGGCGTTAGTAGATGTTGAGGTGCTAGTAGATGTTGAGGTGCTAGTAGATGCTGTGTTATTATTAGAGACTACTGATCTAGGATTTGTATCATCTGATAACGTATCTCTTAACTCTTCTGCTCTCGCCAGCCCCCGTGCTTCAACAGCAGCAGTAGCTTCTTCACGAGCTTTCTTTATTTTATCCGATGATGTATCTTTTAATTCTGCTGCTCTCGCTACCCCCCGTGCTTTAACAGCAGCAGTAGCTTCTTCACGCGCTTTCTTTAATCTATCAGTTTCCTCCGTAGTAGGCATTACTCTAAAATTGAAAGACAGTTTAAATCATATTAACACTTCACAGTTAGAATGGATGTACCTAATGCGCGTATTTTCAATCCATGGAATTCTAATAATACCATTATTCCTACAAATGTAATTTCAGATATTTTGAAACGATACGGGAATAGTATGAAGTCGCCAGATCTATTTCGTCAAGCATGTATTCACAAGTCGTATGTGAATCGTCCTGAATTATGGGCAGAACAGTCACAAAATGGTGAGCCAATGATAATGGCTGATCGCCCTCCTAATTGTCTACCTCTTCAAGAAGCAGACAATGAGGAAATGGAATTTATGGGAGATTCTGTTCTAGGTTGTATTATTGCTATTTATCTATATCAACGTTATCCAGGGCAGGGTGAAGGTTTCTTAACTCGTCTTCGTACTCAAATTGTAAATAATAAGATGCTTGGTGTAATTGCCCTTAAATTAGGATTTGCTCCTTGGCTTGTAATAAGTCGCCATGTAGAAGAATTTTGTGATGGTCGTAATAATTTACGAATTCTAGGCTCTCTTCTTGAGGCTTGGATTGGCGCACTTTATATAACTGAAAATAATGTAAACCCAGGAAATGGATTTAAGGCTGCACAAGAATGGCTTGTAAATGTATTAGAAGAGCATATTGATATTGTATCATTAATTCAAGAAAATACTAATTATAAGGATCAACTTCTACGATGGTTTCAGGCACAATATCATCAGACTCCCCGCTATAAAGAAGTTCATGTAGAAGGCCCCCCACATGATCGTATCTTTACAATGGGTGTACTAGATATTCACGGAAACGTTGTTGCAAAGTCTTCAGCGAAGAACAAAAAACTAGCAGAGCAGGAGGCCAGTCGATTGGCTCTAGAATACTTGCAAAGGATGGTATCTCCTTCTTTGACTCCAACTCTAGTTCCACAACTTGATCCTAATGCTCCTACCTTTATACTATCAACTGATTAGGCATAATTATTGCACCAAAAGTTATAGTTCAGAGAATTAGATGGAGTCTAAAAAGCCTCAAAAAGGTAAGAGACTTACTTTTTCAGCGATCCCTATTAAAAAGGTCGCCCCCGGTGCTATAGCACCACCAGAAGAACTACTTGCTACTAGTTTAACACAGGTAGTTCCTACAATGTTTAATAGGCGAGGGGCACCTGAAGTAAAAAAAGCGCCAGCACCACCTTCTCGTTCAGAAACAGCGAAGATAAAGAGACCTAATATTGTGAAGAAGCAAAAAGAAGAAGAAGAGCCAGAAATTGTTTCTATTGCTGCCCCTGAGCCTGAAGCGGCTCCTGAGCCTGAAGCGGCTCTTGCGCCTGAAGCGGCTCTTGCGCCTGAAGCGGCTCCTGCGCTTGAAGAAGCCTCTACCACTGCTTCCAAACCAATAAAGATTCGCCGCCCCAAGTCAAAATATTCACAAACTTTAAGAAAAGTCAAAGAAATAATTGATGATATTGAGAATAATGATCCCTACAAGGAAGTTCCAGAGGCATTCGTTTCACAAAGTAGAAAAGGCTTCTCATCTTTCATTGTAAAGACCTATGGCGATTTTGCTCTGCCTCCCCAATTACAAGCACCTGACATGGAGGCATGCTCGCGTCTCGGCGCAGCAGGCGAGGATACAACACGAATGTATTTATATCAACAGTTCGTACGCGAATATGTTCGCCAAGCATCACCTTATAGGGGAACTCTTGTATATCATGGGCTTGGTTCAGGTAAAACTTGCTCTGCTATTGCTGCCATGGAAGCCCTCTATGGTACATCTGGAAAAAAGATTATTGTAATGACACCATTCAGTTTACAGAATAATTTCCTTACAGAGATTACTTTCTGTGGTTTCAAACACTTTCGTCTACAAAATCATTGGGTTCGTGTTGAACTTGAGTCCGACCCTACTGCTGCGCTATTTGCCAAGGAAGTTATGAAGATTCCTGACACATTTTTCCAGAAGCAGAAGCGCGCAAAACGTATAATGGCATTTTATGTTCCAGATTTTGAGCAGCCGGCTAATTTTGACTCATTGCCCGATACAGATAAGAAGGAGATTCGCGATCAGATATTCGCAATTCTAAGACAACGTATTACATTTATTTCTTATAACGGTATTCGCGCAAGTCAGTTAAAGATTTGGGCATGTTCTCAGCCAAACTTTTTTGATGACGCTATTATTATTATTGATGAAGTTCATAACTTAACACGTCTAATGCAAGGAACAATTGAGCCTTATTTAACGGAAACACCTCGTCAAAAACGACGTATTGAAGCAGAGCCTATTACACCTGGACGATGGGCGCCTAAGTTATGTAATGTCTCAGCAAACTATAAACGCGCCTTCTTGTTCTATCGTCTTCTTTTAGGCGCAAAGAACAGTAAGATCCTTGCACTATCAGGTACGCCAATTGTTAACTTTCCCGAAGAGTTAGGAATTCTTGCAAATGTTCTTCATGGTTATAATGATTGTGTTGGCGCAACTATTCCACTAAATCCGTCAATTCCTGCTGCTCGTATAGAGGCTCTCTTTAATACAACAGCAGCAAATCATCCTCGTATTGATTTTTATAAGATTACGCAAACACAGTCAGCCCAACAGATATTTATTTCTGCAGTTCCTGAAGGTTATAGAAAAGTATTCGATGCTGCTGGTAAGTTACAGGGACTTGAACATATAGGAGATGATGCTGTGCCGGCATCGATTGAAGATATTTTCCTGGATCTTCAGAACCAGCTTTCACCTGAGGGTATATCATTCTCAAATCCTCAATTTCAATCATTGCCTCTTTTACCACCTGATGGCGAAGGTTTCTTACAAAGATTTATTAACCAGGATGGTCTATCTGTAAATAATGAGATCGTTCTTAGTAAGCGTTTGAGTGGCCTCATTTCATACTATAGAGGGTCAAAGGAGGAGTTTATGCCGCGTGTAACACGTGATGAATATGTATATGTTCCATTTACAGAATATTCTCTTATAGGATATCTTAAAGCACGTCGCTCAGAGCAGGAAGAAGAGGAGAAACTGAAGTCAAAGACTGATGGGAAAACAAAAGTAGTAAGTGCTTGGGCAGAGGTCTTGGCTATCGCAGGAAAGAAGAATCCATCGTCATACAGATTCAGAAGTCGCGCAGCCTGTAATTTTGTATTTCCTGAGTCAGTTAAGCGTCCTTTCCCTGACAATGAGTTTGATATTGAGGAAGAACTTGGCAAGGATGTTGAAGTATTAGGTGACCAGGAAGCCGATGCTGCGATGGATGATGCTGCATCGCAGGCTGCTGAGAAGGAAGATATGGAGATTGAAGAAGAGGCAGCCGCAGATACACCAAGACCACCTGTAAGGGAAGGAATGAGTTATAAGCAGCGTATTGCTGCAGCGATTGAAGCAATACGCTCAATTGGTTCGCAACATTTAACACTTGAGCCATCTGAGCCTGGCGCATCGAGTCTTGATAAGTATAGTCCTAAATATGCGGAGATTCTTCGCAAGATTCAGGCATCTCCAGGTTCAGCATTAGTATATAGTCAGTTTAGAACTCTGGAAGGTATTGGTCTATTCGGTGTTGCTTTAGAAGCGAATGGATATATACCAATTGAAATTCTGGGTTCAGATGATGATCCTTACTTCAGCCCTAAGACAGAAGCTAGTTTCAGGGCACACTTTACTAAAGACTTTAATAACTCATCAGAGGCATCTAATAACGCATCAGAGGATGATAAATTATCAGTTACATCAAATAATTCATTAAAATCAAATGCTAGACAAAACTTGGTTGACAAAAAAGGAATGACTGAAGACTATAAGCCACTTGATGAAGCTATCCATAAAAAAGCATTGGCAGAATATCTCAAAGTTACTCATCGACCTAACGATAGAAGTGAATTATGGTCAGTTGATGAATTATGGTCAAAACATGGATTTGATGTATGGGATGTTCTTAAAACTAGCAGCCATCCTACTGATATAAATATTGAGGATTTCCGTCCTAAAGAATCAATCTTCTCTTCATCTACACATATAGAAGCACTAACACGTTATTATAAGACTGTTGATCCATCAAAAGCTACTTCAGAACATATTTATGAAATATGGAAAAAATATGGAGTTGGTGTATGGAATGCTATTAAACAAAGACATCCTACTAATATAACAATTGAGGATTTCCGTCCTAAAGGATTGCAAGTCTCTGTATCAAATTCAGATATTAATGAAAAAGAAGTGATTGAAGTCTATAAGCCAGTTGATGAAGATGCCCATAAAAAAGCATTGATAAACTACTATAAGGTTGCTTATCCACCAAATGCAACGCAAAAATATATTGATTTATTATGGTCAAAGTATAAATTTGGTATATGGGATGCTATTAAAATGAAATTTCCTACTGATATAAAACTTGAGAATTTTCGTCCGAAAGAATCAATCTTTTCTGCTGCTACACATAAAGAAGCATTGAAACGTTATTATGAGACTGTTGATCCATCGAAAGCGACTTCAAAACATATTGATGAAATATGGTCAAAATATGGATTTGGTATATGGAATACTATCAAACAAAAACGTCCTACAAATATAACAATTGAATCATTCCGTCCGAAAGGATCCGAGAAAAAGGCAATATTTCCAATTCCGACCCCTATAACTGGCGGAGGATATGCGAAGAAACGTTATATATTATATAGTGGCGAAGAATCACGTGAACGCAGAAACTTACTTATTAATCTTTTCAATGCGAGATTTGATCGCTTACCTCCACGAATTTCTTCTGTATTGCGTGAATCTGGTTTTGAAGGCCCTACAAATAAAAAGGGTGATATATGTAATGTAATTTCAATCACAGGTGCTGGAGCGGAAGGCCTCTCACTCAAGAATGTCAGATCTGTACATGTTATGGAGCCTTTCTGGAATCCTGTTCGAACTGATCAGGTGAAAGGTCGCGCGGTACGAATCTGTTCTCATTCAGAGTTACCAGTTGAAGATAGAACTGTTGAAGTATTTACGTATGTATCTACTGTCAGTCAACAGATGATTGCGAAGAAACTTGTAGACGAATCTTTTATGATTTTAGATGGAAGTCGCACATCTGATCAGTTTATTCAGGATATTAGTGAAAAGAAGAAGAAACTTACAAATGAAATTCTTCGTGTTATGAAACAGTCGGCTGTTGATTGTAATCTTAACTCTACAGAAAATAACACTTCTCTAGAGACTATTCGTTGTTTTATTATTAAAGGTGGTGCGGACGAATTTTTATATGACCCGCGAATTGATGATGATATTATTGAAACTGAACGATCCACCCGTTTTACAACTGTTAATACAGCAACAACAACATCAGCAATCGTCGCCCCTACAAAACCAACAACAATTCGTTTAACAGTTCGTTCTATTGCTGGTAAACAGTATATTGAGAAGCCACAGCCAGATGGGTCTATTACATTATATAATATAAAAGATCGACTTTTTGAAACTCCAGTAGGAAAGAGAACATTAAATCCTGAGACAGGAAAGTATAAAACAACTTTTATGTGATCTTACGCCTACGCTGGCAAATAACTAATAGCCCTATTTTTTGTTGTGCCCTGCTCAACAAGATGTGGTTCTGCCCATAATGCTTTCCCTCCATGAACAAGAAACTGAAAATTCATCTCCCAATCCAAACAATCCCTAAAAGGGATAAGTGTCTGACAAATCTTCTCAAAAATCTTTGTCTGAAAAAGCATAGAATCTGTACAGCGAAATGGAAATGTATGTGGAGGCTTACAAACCTTCTGCTCCATGTAAGGCCCTGTATATTCATCTGTGTGTGATCCAATTCCATCACTCAAAGATACATAATCCCAAGTATTATCACTTTCCAAACATTCAAATAATTTTAGTAGACGAGACTCAAAATCCGGACGAAGTACAACATCCGATTCTAACACAATAACTATTTTATGCCCCTCTTTTAAAGCATTTTTCATAGCCGCATAAAAATTTAGAATAAGACTAATCTCTCCCTTAATCATACAGCGATTCTTCCATGTAAAAGAAGGCCATCCTTGTCTTCGCTGCCAAGGGTCATATACCATCATACAATCTTCATTTGTAAGGGTAGATCCCCAGGTAGGCGCACATATTTTAATACGTTCCCGTGGATAAGAAGGCATGCGATGTAGCAAATGGTCAATAACTCTATGAACTCTATCAACCTCATAGACTTGGTGAACTATACAGTATATAGCATCTAATTTATCAGCAACTGATGCCATTAATGAAAATGTCTATCTGAGGCTTTAGACACTAATAAATGAACTTGCGTTTCCACTTCCCAGTAACATCAGTCTGAGTCTTTGAAGCATCCAATATATAATCAAAAATATGGAGAAATCCAATTCGTAAACCCACAGGGTTTGGTTGAGTAGTTTCACCTGGTGCCGCACCAAAACCCATAAAACCGGCCATTGATGTATCCTGAATATAGCGTGAAAAAAGAATACCATTCTGTGGTGTTAATATAATCTGATTTGTGTCCATATCAAGGCGAGTAATATCATTTACGCTCATTGGAACAGTCGCAATACGTATTTTGTTAGGGAGAATAGCATTTTGTGCCTCAAATGTAATACGGGTGTAGCAAGGGCCGCCACCACCAAGAGGTGCTGGCATTGTATCTTGTAGAGTTACACCACCCATCTGCCAAGACGCCGACAACTTTTGGCCATTTACAGTAAGTCTAAAACCTGTTTTATTATCACCCCAATAGAAGATAGTAGAGTTATCGCTGGCAGTATTCTCTGGTGTCCATACAATAGAAATAGTTCGCAAACTCTGATAAGCAATTCGCGTCTTAATCTGCCATGATGCGCCGGCACTCACTCTGTAAGGGATTAATCCTCCAGGCATTTGTGGGGCTGACTCTAGAATCTCCACTCGCCCATTTCCCGCTGTGACTGTCTTAAAAATGCCGCGCCCCAAACGCAACTCCTCAAAGAATAACGCATTATCACGTGTAATAACTTCAAATGACGCATAAGGCGCAGAAGGCTCCTGTGTAAGAGTAAACATATAAGAAGGAATTGTTTTTATTTTGCCAGATGTACAGTTTTTGAACTGAAGACGAAAAGCAGATGCTCCTCCTCCATCGTAATAACGAATAATTATGTAGTTTGGCCCACCAGTTGTTAGTTGTGTACAGACATTCTGGTGTAATGTTGGCCCCTGTGAGAAGAAGCGGCCAAAATAGTTTGGCTCAGAACTATTTGTCTTTATAGGGTCAATATCTACATTAACAGAGAGCGCTGTACCATCATCTGTGCTTACTTGGAACGCAATATTATTCTCATCCGCCTGTGGTCTTAAATTAGTTATAATAGCAAAATGCATTTCTGTAAAACCTGTCTGGAACTTTGGCCCAGTAGACCAATCAGGGATCTGAGGGAAGTCTTCGCCACCAAGAACTCGTCGCCCTAAGAATGTTAATTTATCATCGCTTGCGCTACCATGCCCTGGATAAGGAAAGAAGAAGATCTCAAAGCCATTTCGTTCTTCAATCTGATTGAGCGCTGGCTGTTCACGTGAAATACCGAGAAACTGCTTTAGCGCTACTGCCTGAATATTCTTATCAGTTGATTTTGTATTTGTACTAACCTGTCTTATAGCTGCTCGTACATCGCCCCATGTATTATATTTTGTATTCCAAAAATTAAAAGTATTTCCAGCATTTACCTGCTCAGATAATGACTTCTGGCGAGCATAACGGTCGTCAAAGGTAGCATTTCCAGATGCAGGCCCCAAACCAAGCCCAGTTAAATACTTCAAATCGGCATTTACAGCATCTAACTCAGCCTGTAAGGGATTTCCCTTAGAAGTATCGACAGGATATAAACTACCCGCTGGTTGCCCACCCTGTTTACGAAACTCTTTCTGGAGGCACTCCAGTGCAAAAGGAGCGCGCGAACTATCAGCTAGTTCTGTACAAAAATCGTAGGTATCAAAGAACCCCTTCTTGGTACAGAGGTCACGGGATGCTGCACCAATAGCAGTTGTTTCATCTGCTGACTTTGAATCTTTTGCAAGCCTCTGGAACTCTGCGAGAGCAACTTGGCCTGAACCTTTACCCTGACGCAAAACATCGGAATTCAGAGGTGTTGTAGCAAACAACTGATACTTCTGAAATGAAGGAACTGATTCAAGAGCGCGGGTATAGTTATCTGGTGTTGCCCCCGTTTGAAGAGCAACCGCTAGAGAACCCTGATCACTACATCCAGCGGCCATGAGACGATTAAGTACGCAATTACGCGATACTTGGCCATTTGCGTCCATCGCACAAATATCTTGAGCAGCGGCAGCGGAAGCAGCAACAGCAGCAGGAGAACCAGGGGCGGGTGGTGGAGGACAAGATCCAGGTTCTCGAATTAGATTTGCAGGGGAACATGTAAGAAGGGGGTCTCTTGCGTATTTAACAGACCCGTCCGCTTTAACAGGGATACCACGCCCTTGACCCTTACAGAATGAACAGCGACCATAGAAGTCAGCACTACCAACATCTCTACAATCCTTCAAACACTCACAGCGCGTCTTATCAATCTGTGTCTGTGCTTCTGTAAGATTCCAGAACCACTGACCACTTTTAGAATGAGGGAAAAATGATAGTGGTCCATTTACTGTTCCGAGAGCACCTTCAGAAATCTCTGGATTAGGGGAACCAGGCGGACCCTTCTTGTAAATCCAGCCACAACGTACCTTTTCACCATAGTTCACAGTTCCAGCAAGATCCTCTGGGTTCTTTGCTGCTCGACAGACCGCGGCCTTGTCCTTTAATTCTCTATCAATCTCTAGCCCTTGTAAATATGATGACCAATCTCCTTTATTTGCTGTCACCGATTTTGTGTAAGGGTCGTATACGTTTATTGCATCAGCATATTGATTTGGGTTATTATTTTCATTTGGGGGTTCCGGAGATAGTATTAAATTAGGTAACTGACGCCCATAATAAGCAGTTTGTTTATCTGCTAGCGCGGCGAACATTCTAGCCAACCTCTAATGAAGTTTGCTAAAATATAGGTTTCTAAACGGTCAAGGTGGTGAATTACTTACGCTAAGTTGTTCCAAGGGAGTTTCATCTTATCAAAAATTGTAAAATTTACTTGAATCTTGGGTCCTGTACCTGTTATTGCTGTAATACCAACTAGATTCATACTTGAATCTAATAGTTCAACTGGCATACCATCAGCACGATGATTACAGCAGTTCGTACTATTACGATTATAGTATATAATATAGGATAAATCTTGATCGGAACCCAAGTCAACCATCCAAAACTGATTTGCCCCCTGTGTATTACATGCGTCATGATACATATTAGGGTAATCTCGCGCAGATGGTCTACCATCTACTGCTTTTGATGGACCAGCCATGCTAGAATATACACTCGACGCAGATGCAGGACGCCCCCTTGCTATCTCTTGACCTGCTGAATTGAATACCTGAAGCTGAGAAATCTGTATACAACGATCATCTGGTGCGGGTTTCATAGATGGTTTTATACGTACATATCGCGCTTTTATAGGTTTTAGAATCTTCTTATTAAGTTCCTGTAACTTCGCCCAACGGTCATCAAATGTTACATTTCCAGAGGCTGGTCCGAGACCAATTCCAGATAAGTAGTTAATATCAGTCATAAGAGCGTCATACTGTTGCTTTAGAGCATCTAATTCCGAAGCAGTAGGTGGTGTCTGCGGCCCTTGTGCAGCAGGCATGTTTAGCACAACACCATAGCAATCCTTAATGGCACTTGCGCGATCAGAATCCTTCAAACTATTATCATTCGCCATTTTGTGAGTACGATCATATAAATCTTTGATATCTTGTATAGTGCCGCCAGAATTGAAAGCACGTTTAATAGCATCATCTTGTTGTTTTCCGTCAGGACCATATGGCGCTAATATACCAGATGTTGTGCAATATCGGTCATTTCTCCCTGTAAGAGAAGAGTTGCGCGTAGCCCCTGTATATGTAGCCCCTAAACGATTGCCACTTCCCTTATTACTCCATAATTCGCTCATACATTCGGGCGTCATTGTTCCAGTAATCTGTGCAGCATCACAGGCATTCAGTATTTCATTACCTGTAGAAAACACAGATGCTTCATTCCAATTTGGAAGTGTCTGTTTTATACCAGCAGATGAGATACCTGTTTGACCCTTCAGTGAATTCTCATAAATTAGGTCTGCTATATCTCCTAATGTTCTAGGACTTCCATTTGGTGCTTTATTAAGCGCGGCAGCCGCAGCCGCATCACGGGGGTACCCACTACCATTTGCTGTTCCACCGAGTTCAATAAACTTCTCCTGTAAACAGGCTAAACTATAAGCACCAGGCGCATTACCAGGTTTAAAACATATTCCAGCAGAAAGAGTCTTAGCAGATGACTCTTTTGTCAAATAAGGGCCATTTGTACAACGAGATGCCTCATATTCGCCAACATCTACAAATGTAAGGGGTATTTGAACACGAAGAGCCATCTTTGTTTTGTTGCGCCCAGGGCGAAGCGCAATTACACTAGTTCCTCCTACAGCTATTTCGCCACTCATACGTGGACGACCGCCGCTTTCTAAATCGCCATCCGCAAGTTGGGCAATATCAACCTGAAAATTACCGGTTACTGTTGGCCCCTGGACATAACCGCCCAAAACGGGAGTAACTCCTTCACTACCACTAACCGTTATTACAATTGATGATCCTTCAGGTATATTGCCAATTGGAACAGTATTATCTCCAAGAGCCGTACTTGATCTAGTTACAATAGGTGTAGTACTTCCTGTAAGGGTTACTTGTAGATTACCTATATAGCTTACTAGCAGTGATAGATCAGCACGTGGTACAGTGGCATCTACAATTGTATATGAACCATCCGTATAGCATTGAGAACAACCATCAATTGAAAATGTCTTCTTTTGTTCACAATCTAGACGTTTTTCTAGTGCTTCGCATGATGCTTTATCAACAACAAAAAATCCTGGAGGGCATGTACCGACAGTTGGCCTATAATTTACTCGTCTTTCTCCGAGAGCCTGTGATTGAAGTTCAGCAGCAGACTTATCATCTGCGTCTAAAAATAGACCACCGACTCTAGGCTGTGCCTCAGAATCAGTGCCAGGTTTAAAACACAGACCACAGTTCTTGGCAAATTCTTGGTCATCAAATGCTGAACATTTTGCGGCAATTACTTTTTCACATTTTTGAACATTATATGTTCGTAGCCCTTTTGTATCAGCAGGCATCTTATATGGTAGATTTTGTTGACTTCTTACATTCATAGGAGCGCCTACAGATGGAGGATTTGCTTGATTTCCTCCAAAAGCACCGCGAATTTCTTGACGGGCAGACTTAATATCCTGAGGACCAGGATTTGGACCAACAAATGGATTTTGATGAATATCAAGTAAATTTGTTAAAGGATTATACTTCTCTTGGCCACCGGTTATTACATCATCATGGCCTGCACCAGGGCTAGCAACGAAACCTTCAGCAGCTTTGCTGCTTTTGGTTAGGCCACCAGTGGTGGCGAAACCTTCCCTCTGTCTTTTTATATCTCTAGCGAGTCGGGCTGTAGCCAAAACACCTCCCCCTAATGCCAATAGGACGCCTAAGGGTACCAAACTCATCTAACAAGTATTACTAAACTAATAACAGATACAGTGATTATTTAGTAAATAATAGCGTTATTTTATTCCCTTACAGATTGTCAGGACGAATCATACTTGTAGAATCCATTTCACGAGTAATAACACGAAATACAAGTTGTGTCTGATGGCTCATATTTATTAGACGAGCATTTGATAATGTATACAAATAACCATTTGAACCTCCAACAAGGGCCTGGCCGAGGGCAAGATTTACTGCTGTTACACCACCAAAAGGGCGGATTGCGGTTGATCCAGTCGAAGGGTCGTTATATTTTGCCTGTACAATAATACAATTAGCATAGCCAAGAGAATTTGCGCACGTTGTTACACCATTACTCTGATATCCGCCACTGCTAAAGGAATTTGATGTACCTACAGGAACATAGTATCCTATCCCCGATATAAGGAGACCTGGGCTCTGCGTGAAGTAATTAGTTAATTCAGATGTGGCAGAACCTGTAATTACAGTACCACTATTATAATTTGAGTTTCCGTTTAATCCAGTTAGATCAAGTCCACCAATATTAATGCGGTCTCCTTCATTAAACATATGACGAGAAAACCACTGTGAAGTTTGAATCCAGTAGTACTCAGAATTAGCACCTGTTGCTGTTGTATACACCGCCTGTGTATTTATGACATTACTTCCTGTACCAGAACCACTTCCAAAAAGTGTTGTTGTGCCACTTAGACGCTCACTTGGGATAATACCAGCGATATTCAGAGTATCTGGAAACGACGATAGAACTGTACCATCTGGTCGCTGAAAGTTAATAGTTAGTCGTTGGAGAGATGCTAGGGGGGTCGGTGTATATACTTTTTGACTCTTCATGAACTTCGGAATCATAGCAAGATAGCCGCGCGATAGTGTCAGGTCATTTTTCAAGTCAACCGACTCTGCCACCCAATTAGCATCATACTGTAGAACACCAAAGGTATTATCAATTACATTATTAGTACCATAATTATTATTATCTAATTCATCTATATTAACTGATATGTAAGGGAAAGAAAGAGCATTAATAACAGCATCTGTGTTATTTGTGTCAACAACATTTGCTGCCTTGCGACGAACTAGTATATCCAGCCCCTCAGCAGGTATAATACTCTTAACAAGTTCAATACGTGAAATATTCTTGAAACGTACTTGGGCAGCAGGAGATAGGCCAAATCCTTGGCGATTATTTGCAGGATTAAAATTTACTGTAAATTGGTAGCGAGTATCATTCTTATTATTTACCCAATCACGATCCGCGGAATTTATAAATAAATTATGCTCAGTTTCCTTATAGGATAGTACATCTTGCTGTTTAATAATATTATCTTGAGGAAGGACCTCACGTGTACGCACAGCATCTGGTAAAGCAATTGTAGGATTCGCAGTAGGAAGAGGTGTAGATAGAGGCATCAGTTCCTGTGGCAACACAGGGAAACTGGGAAGATTATTTACAAGACGATTTACATTGCGCTCAACAAGGGCACTTTCAACTGCAGCATTCTTTTGCGAAAATCCGGAGGCAAAGGTATCTGTTGCGTTGATGAAACGTGACATTTGACGATTTCCCTGTTGCACAGATGAAGATGCCCCAGCCTGTATAGCGGCCTGCATCGCAGCTTCCTCTTCCCGTTGTTTCTGAGCCTGCTCAAAAAGAGAAAGAGCAGATACATTTGCGTCATCCTCAAGAGATACCCGGAAATCAGGTATATTCTTTGGCATAGGTCGAGCATCAACCCGCTCACTTTGCATCCGTTCAAAAGCAGAACCAGTATCTTCTGTAAGGTACCGAGGGATCTGTGATGCTGCGCTAGGAAGTTGCGGTGATTGTGTCTGCGCAATATTTATAGAGTCAACTGTTTGACGACGAGTATAACTTGCAAAGTCCTGTACTGTTGCTGCTACAACTTCTTTATTCAAATAGTTAAGTGGCTGAGAACCATTTACTTCATATACCTCTTCAATATAATGCTGTAGTGTTTTGCTTAGCCGTGTCTGTAGTTGTTGGTTCATTTGAACACCGCGACGGCCAAAGTCATCTGTAAGGGCCTTTTGTAGAAGTTGACGATTACGATCACTGAAAAACTCAGCCTCTATTGGGTCAGACCTTGAAGCCATTACAATCTATCTAATATTGATCTTTAGACTTCTGGTGATTAATCTAAGAAAATATCCAATGACGAAGACGTAACATTTCGCCGTCAGGAACAGCTTTATGACAGAAACTCTTGAAGTTCTCATCTTCAAGCATAGAAATTATGAAGTATAATGAATACATTCCACACTCGCTTCCTTGGAACTGAAAACGGCGAGCATTGTACTCTAATTCAAGATCACTGTCTTGAAGTGTAAGAGAGCGCATAAACTTCGCAATTTGTGGAGGAGGCTCCATTCCGTATGAATCGAAATAATAGACCTTTTGTATATTTGGTCGTAGATCAACAAATGTAGCAACCCAATGTGAGCCGTCTTTGAAGTGAGGATCAAGATTGAATACGGCTGCCAAACGATGAATACCAGCAGCCTCTAATTCTGGAAGTTTGAGTTGGCAGATAGAGTCTACTAGACATGTATGTCCATCTTTCTTATACGGATCTGGTGCTGCAAAATCAATAGGCATTACACCAAGGAACTTAAAATCAGAATATGTTTCTTCATACTGTTTCATTACAGAGTCAATATTATTGCTGTCAAGCCACTGATCAGGATCCGATGCCCATGCAGCGGGTCGTTTTGGACGCAGATATTTCGTAGCAATTGTTATTTTTTCGGTTTCTGATAAAGAACTTTGTTCAAGAAGACACCTATCATATGTATGGTTCTTCAAACATGCTATATTTTTGCCTCCACCCTTATTCAACTTACGCGTCATTAATCGGCGACGAATAAGTCTAGGAAAGCATCCAGCAGTTGGTCGACGCTTACCTATACGAGGATGACATCCCTCTGGTCCAGGTTTTACGATAGATGACTGGTGCTGTCGCTGCTGCTGCTGCTGCTGTCGCTGCTGCTGCCCCTGCCGCTGTCGCTGCTGCTGCTGCTGCCGCTGTCGCCGTGTACGTCGACCAGACGGCATTCACCTCTAATTATAGTAGAGGCAAATCAGATGGAAAAGACTAAACCAAAAGTAAGCTCAATCTATTATTGGCGTTTTGTTTTTCCAATAATATTGCTAATAGTACTTGTATCATCACTTTTTTTTATAATGGCCATACCTGATACTTTTCTAACCAATTCTTCGGCTCTACTCACACGCAGCAATGTAAAATTAAATTCAAACCTTTCTTAGATAGGTGTGTCATGGAAACAATCCAAATAGTCTCTCTAAGTCTACTAAGTTTAATACTTCTTGGTCTCCTTGGCATTTATTTATATATTGGACTAAGCGCAGGAAAACAGGATAACGCAAACGAAGTAAGTAAGCACATTGCAATTATATCCGGTACAACTGGTGGTCTTCTTGTTCTTTTTACAGCACTTTCATTCTACTATTTTACAGCGAATGTCAATTACGCCACTCCTTATCTACTGATAATGACTGGTGTAAATAGTTTCTTAGCGCTTTTAGCCGTGTCTGTTGCTACTATTCAGGTTTATCAGTAAGTATTACCGCACTAATTACCTGGTGTTGAATTCTGAATTTTGAGACACTACTACCTCTCTGAGGAATTAAACATAGACCATGAAGACGGACGCAAATTCGTACCTCCTGGCCTATATTAAAAGTTGTTGGACTACTGCCACGAACCCATCCACTACTTCCATAAATCCAGGCTCGACCAGCCGGCTTTAGAGACGGATTTGGGCCATGAAGAAATAGAGTCAAACTATTATTTGTTACAAGTGGTTGAAGAAGAGACCGAACTGTATCATGATCAAGGTCATTTCTCCCCAGCCAAGATGACTGTTGTATGTATACTGTCGAAATAATATGCTCCTGTAAGGTATTTAACTTAGTTGCCACATAGTTGTAAGAACTTAGGTCAAGATCTAAGCGTCCTGTTGCAGGGTCCCAACGAGTAATTTTCATATTTGGAAGGATAACTGAAAGACATGGAAGAGTAACCCCAGAATCAACATATGATAATGGGGCAATAGGACGATTCTCAACTCCTGGCTTCGGATTTCTATTTGTCATTAACTTTAAAGGAGAAAGATGTACCTTTCCAATTTCCATCACTTGAATAGGTACACATAGTTCTATATTCTTGGGAAGCATCCCCTCACTTATAAAAACTACTTAATAAAGATTTAAGCACTAAAACTAATGGAAGAACTCTCGGTCTGCTTCAGGGGGCCAAGAGGGTGTGGAAAAAGAACCGTTCTTTTGGAAAATCTAGAAGCAATCTGTAAAAAACGTGGTCTTCATTGGAGCATTCAGAATAAATTATGGACTCTGGAGACACCTAGAGAGTCTGATCTTCCTTCAGGAGAAGACGATGATGATGGAGAAATTACTCACGCAAAGGGCACTGTACTTCCTTATGAATCCTCACCAGTACATATTGGATTTGATGTGGCTCGTATGAGTATGCAAGACAAGATCTATTTACAGACCATTTTAGATAAACTTGGCTCAGGTACAGAGGTCCTTGTAGGGACAAATAAGAAACTTTGCGCAAGAATTCTTGTACTTTATCATGGACAGTATCTTTCACAAGAGAGTGTTCTTTTACTTCACTCTGCGGTTGAGAAGAGTAATGGAAATCTACTACTATGGATAACAACAGAGGAGACACCCCCGTTTGATTTACATGATCTCTTTTTAGTAGTTCCTGTTTCTGGACACGATAGAAAGTTGGAGAGGTTTCTGAAGGATCATCCAAAAATTCCGCATGGGCGCGATGGACAGGCATGGTTCGATTCAGTATGTAGAAAATGGATGAATTCACACTGGAACTTGGATCGTATTGATGAAGTTCGCGAGTTTGTATATGCTTGTCTATTACGAAATATTCGTTGGCAAGATATGGTTTCGTATTGGATTGATTCACTTCTAAAATATGCTGGCGAAATGGGTCCTGCTCGCTATAGAGCCGCCCTAACTGCTATATGTAATACAGAAGCAACTGGTAGCGGGCAGACTATAACAGCTTATCGCTTGCCAGTAGCCTGGGAATGTATAAACATGTACGTCGCAAAAGGACTTGCTCCGAGTATTGCCTGAAAAATCACTATAACAAATAGTATGATTCGCAACAACTTACTTGAAGTTGTTGCGAATGATTATGCGAGTTACAAAACTCCTGCGACTTGGACAGGCGACACAGTTCAACCGAGAGATATTAATGCACTTCGCGAACAAGCGACTTCTAATAGTCAATTGGATGTCGGTCATTCACGGCTCAACTTATGGAATGAGTGGCTGGCGAGCAATAGTACTAAGAAAGTTGATATAAGAACATTCTCACATGGTCCTCATAAGGTGGTAATACTTGCCCCCTCACCTATTGGCCCGCCTCCGCAATCATGGCCCCGTATTTTTCGTCTTCTCTCTCCTGATAAACCAGTTCGCGTTCTCTGGTTTGTGTCTGATATACCTCGACTATCACCACCTGTAGGGGAAGATATAAAACCAGAGCATGTAAATGGAGGATATACAGAACAATGTAATTCACAGAGTATAGTAATTTATAGAAAAGAAGAAGCCACACGGGTTCTAATACATGAACTTCTACACACATCATGTACAGACTCTAAAACACAATCTCTACCATATTTAGAAGCGGATACAGAAGGATGGGCAGAAGTAGTTATGACCGCTATTAAAGCGCGTGGATCGCAACAAGAGTTTAATAGTTTATGGAGTATTCAAGCGCAATATGCTGTAAATCAAGCAGCAGCAGCAGAGAGATTTAATAATGTGCGAACTCCAGAAGATTATGGCTGGAGGTACCTTACAGGACGTCTAGAAAGTTTCAAGAAGTTTGGACTTCCTCTCCCTGCAGGCCATAGAAATAATGAACAACTGAAAAGTCTAAGACTCACTCATGAAAAATTGGAGCCCGATTTTTAGAGAAAAGAAGGCATAGAAAAATGTGGAAATGGGAGTCAAAGGTCTTTACAGTCTCATTAAAAAATCAGGCCAACACGTAGATATTCGTAGTTTAAATGGGAAACGCATCGGAATTGATATTTCATATTTCATGTATCGATGGGGCACAGATAATATTATACGTTATTTAGATTTTATAAACTTACTTTGGTCAAATAATAATAAAGTATTGTTAGTATTCGATGGTAAACCTGGACAATATAAAGTTCCTGAAGTAGAGCGCAGAAAAGTAGTAGCCGAAAGTGCTGAGAAGTATGCTGCCTCTTTACAAGAATCCCTTACAAATAGTGATTTAACATCTCAACAAAAAATGATTATTGAGGCGGCGATTTCTATAAATCTTAAGAAAGCGGCGCGACCAACAAAGGAGAAGCGGCAGCGTTTGAAGAAAGTATTTTATGAGCAACTTATTCCAATGTTAAAATCGACTGAGGAAGCTGATGAATTGCTTGTTGCTCTTAATAAAGAAGGTGATATCGATATAGTTATCTCAGGGGATACTGATTTACTTCGTCTTGGTGTAAAATGTTTATGGGTTCCAAAAGATGAGGATGGATATGAATATACTGAGTTAGAATATGATAAAGTAATCCAGTCTCTAACTTTAACAGAGGACCAGTTTCAAGATATGTGTATTCTTACAGGAAGTGCTCCTCAAATTAATATGAATACTCGTTTGGATATTAGGAAAGCGTGGAGTTATATCCGTTTATATGGGACAGTAGATAGAGTTGCGAGGAAACATAATAAGATATTTATGGGAGGTCAGGCTAGTTTGAAAGAAACATTATTTGAGGTAAAGAACTCAATTTATTTGAATAGTGTTTCACAGTGGTTGCGGGAAGACGAGGCTGATCGTCTGGAAGCATGGCGCAATGGATTACAGATGCCTTATAAATATTAGTATATTCACTGAGGGTCTAAAGAAGAAGTAATTATTATATTTGTATGGATAGATTTTTCTCTATCCACACCAATAAGGTTCTTTAGCTCAGCAGGTAGAGCGTGTGGCTGTTAACCGCAATGTCGTTGGTTCGAACCCAACATGGACCGTTAATTATATTTTTTCAAGAACTTTCAAAGTGTTTGAATAAATAAAATTGCGCTAGAATGCTGAGCGTCTAGTTGCGACGGGATGAGCGTCTAGTTGATCGTCTCTGCTTTCTCTGTTTTCTGCTGCGTTTGCGTTGTGCTCTTGTTTTTCGGTTATTTCTGCGAGCAGCGGATTGCCCTAGTTCCAAATTAACTAGACTATTATTCAGACGAGGGCTCTTGGCGCCATTGCTCGGAGACTCTAAATTTACATTCAGATTCATACGCGGTGCTGCCGCAGAGTAAGAAGATGTATTCCCTCTAGTCTCAAGATTATTAACTGATAGATTCAGTACAGGAGCCGTTGCCATTTATCTATAAGGGAGTTATATTTTTGATAATCTTGAAGGCTTTCAAAAATATTTTCATAAAAAATATGATGTACAATGTGGGATTTGAACCCACGCGGATTTCTCCAACAGTTCTTAAGACTGTCGCCATGAACCAAGCTCGGCCAATTGTACCTCCATTGAATTCATATCAGAACTCAATGGATTTACAAATTTTAATATTTTTATTTATATATTAATTCTAATTATTCAACACTTACGCACTCGCAGGCGCAGCCTTAATATAGTGATTGCGCAGGCACTTCTGGAGGGTGAAGATTGTCAGCGTCTCACCAGCCGCCAGGTTGGCAGCGGGGTTCAGCAGCTTCAGCAGAGCAGCATCCGCATTGATGGCGTGCTTGTTCATCAGATTGTGCTCCTTCGCATAAGAGGTTACACGCTTGGTAACATTCGCGCGGCTGATCTGAGTACCCTTGGGCTGACCCAGGAAAGAGTTTAGATCATCAGAGACATTCTGAGGGATCTCGAACGCAGTGGGGCGGCGAGGAGTATCAGTCTCCGCACCAGCCTCCGCCTTGCGGTTCTTGCGGCGCTTGCCGGCATCCTTCACTGTGCGAGTAACCTTCTTCTCCAGACGCTTCACCTCAGTGAACAGAGTGGAGATAGTATCGCGCATAGCGGCCAGATGCTTAGTGAGGCCAGTCAGGTCATCGTGCCAAGAAGTCTCAGTAACCTCAGCAGCAGCCGCAACAGGGGCGGGCTCAGCGGCAGCGGCAGCGGCAGCGGCAGGAGCAGCGGCAGAAGCTGACTCTACAACCACAGGGGCAGACACAGGTGCAGTGGCCTTCTTGGCAGCACGCTTCTGAACGGGGGCAACAACCGCCTCAGCAACAGGGGCAACAACAACCTCAGCAACAGGGGTCGCGGCTACAGACTTCTTAACAGACTTCTTGGAGGAGGCAGCAGAACTCATTGTACTAGATGCTGGGATAGAATTCATTTTGTGTTTTACGCACTGACTTATCATAGTTGCGCGTCGCGCGATCAATTTTTATTTTTTACCCCCCGTTTTTTTAAAAACGACAGACCATAACCCATTTTTTTTTGAAATAGGTGGGAAGTATGACAATCTTTTATAAGACTTTCATTTTGCCGGTTTCTATACTAAATCCCAACAGTGTGTAAGGGAATGAGTACATCTCATGGCGGCAAGGATATGATTGTTAGAGAGTGTCTAAATATAAAATCAAAGCGCTATCCAGATGTTAAGTGTAAATCTATAGCAACATATGGCGATTTCTGCTCCAGACACTATAAAAATCCGGTTCGTTATATAAAAGATAAAAACGTTCTTAAAAATATAATATATACTGGGCGTCAAGAAGAAGCCGCTAAAAAAATTCAGAAGATAGCTAAATTGATGATTTCTAGAAATAATTATAGACGTCAAGGCCCATCTTATAATATATTAAGTGTTTCGGAAAATAAGACTGAACTTCAAACAATGGAAGATCTAAATATAATTCCGAAACTATATATATGGTCATATGCGGATGATAGTAAGCATATATGGACATTTGATATTCGCTCCTTTTCTCGCATGATGTCTCTCAAAAATCCATACACACAACTTCAAATTACTGAACAAGGTAAAATATCTCTCGAGTCTCGTTTAAATTGGCTTAAAAAGAAGGGATATTCAACATCTTTCCTAGATGATAGTGATATCAGTGAAGAACAGGCATTTAGCCTAAGAGTTCTAGATATCTTCATGAAAATGGATTTCCTAGGATATCATTCAGACAGTGATTGGTTTTTATCTCTTGATAATAAAGGACAGATAAATCTTTATAAAGAATTATATGACCTGTGGAATTACAGACTTCAACTGTCATTAGAAGCAAAGGAACAGATTTGCCCTGGATTAGATGATCTTATGAGATTTGACCCATATAAAATGAAGGGAGGGCAACGCAACGCACTCTGGTGGAGAAAACTAAATCTGAATATTTTGGATGCGCTCCTTTCTCGAGCACCTGATAAAACGAATCGTGCGCTTGGAGCAATGTACTCACTAACAGCACTTGTAAGGGTAAGTGATGATGCGAAAGAAGCCTATGACTGGTTGGATTAGACAGTGCTGAATCTTATTTACATCTGAGAAGCAACTTTCGAGCCATCTGGTCCAAGAGCATAGTGAGGTGTGTACTTTCCATAATATACATTCTTTGAATCAAAAACAGGAGGGTAGTATGTTGATTTACTTACGCATGTAGGATCCTCAGCAAAATGAGGAGTTTGTGGGGCATTATTCGGAGGACAGTTTCCTTGATACTGTTGAGATGAGTCAGTATTTGTTATATTTTGTACAGTTCGCAAGCCAGGCATAGGATTTGCTGGAGATGACGAAATAATATTGCTAAAAGCACTACATGATTGGAGCATCATACCACCTGCCGCACTCCATCCACTATCCGTACATACTGCGCATGATACACTTTTGCTAAGCGCTGTACTATATGTATAATCAGGGCTAAATCCATTACCAGGTCCCTGAGCAGTATCACACTGAGCACGTCCATCATTCACAGCAGTAGACCCTGCAACGGGGACAGTAGGGCGATAGTTAGATGCTGGTACAATAAACATTGATTTTGCTGCATTTCTCTGAGTTACTTCACTTGCGTCGCGCGGCTTCCAGTAACTCTTATATTGATTTGCTGCTTCCTGGCGCCGACGAAGGAGTTCACTTGAGTTCATATCTATCTTCTGTGGGTATAATTTAGACTAACACGCATTTGTAAAAATATTCGCTTGTACCTATCATCACATTAAATCATATTTCTGATACACTTCAATAAAAAAACAAAAAAAAGGCCGCGGGGCCATGAGCGAAGAGGAGGTGCGCCAAAAAATTGATCGCGAAATTCTTCGGATAGGTAGGTCAGTTTAACCGAACAAAATGTCAACTTCAGTAGTACTCGCTCGCAACTTCACGACCGCCAAGGTGTCTATTAGTCAGTTGAAGACTATGGATAATGGTGGTAAGCAGGCATACGCAAATTACGATGGTGGCAAGTTTCTATTCCAGACGCCTGCGCTTGGTCTACCCTATGATATGAATGATAAGGCGTTTGACCCCTCAAAGCCTATTAAGTATAGTGTAGAGTTGTCTCTGCGTGGATATGATGAGGCTGGTAGTAAGGTTAAAGAGATGTATGATGCTCTACAGGCACTTGATGAGTTTATGATTGAGCAGGGTGTAAAGAATAGCCGAGCGTGGTTCAAGGCGGATATGAAGCCTGATGTTGTTCGTGCTCTCTATACTCCTATTATCAAGTGGGGTAAGGATAAGGATGGCAATGTGAAGCCATACCCTCCTGGCGTAAAGGTTAGCCTGCGTAAGATTGGGGATGCTTTCGAGGTAAAACTATATGATGCGAATAAGCAGGAGTATCATGATGTTGATGCCAAGGAACTCCTTGTTAAAGGCGCAGTAGTACGCTGTGTGATGCAGTGTACTGGTGTCTGGTTCGCGGGTGGCAAGTATGGTCTATCTTGGAAGGCTGTTCAGATGGTAATGGATAAGGTTCCTGAGAGCATTCGCGGCTATGCGTTTGTAGATGAAGATGAGGGTGCTGAGGATGATGTAGCGTTTAGTGCTCCTGCTCCTGTGCAGCAGCGTGCTTCTCCAGCGGTCCCTTCAGCTGTCGCAGCAGTTCCTTCAGCTGTCGCAGCAGTTCCTTCAGCTGTCGCAGCAGTTCCTTCAGCTGTCGCAGCAGTTCCTTCAGCTGTCGCAGCAGTCCTACCTCCAGTAGATGAGGAGGATGATAATCTAGATGAGGAGAATGATGCTGAGCCTATCCCAGTGCCTAAGAAGGTTGTCTCTACCGCGGCGATTAAGAAGAAGATCCTTGCTGCTCCTAAGAAGTAAATATTAGAACTCAAAAGCCTAAAAACTAACAAATCCTCATAAAAATAGCCTCTTTTTTTTGATAGCGCCAGCCAAACCACATAAGGCTAGAATAGTATACTACTCAGAAATGGGCGAAGCAAATAGAAAATCCAGAGTTCTTTTTATTTCAACATGGATTAATAATCCAGAGATGATTCCCATACAGAGGGATCTTATTATGAAGTTTTGCGCATCTTCAGAAAATCCAGAATTCCTCGCAGTTCTAGATGGAAAAACAATCCCATGTTTCACGAACTTTGGAGATACCTCAATGCGCCAGCGCCAGATTGATACTTGTCGCGCTGCCAATATTAATTTTGTGGAAGTCCCCCCAGATATTCATAAAGAGCCCCAGAGACAACAATTATTCTCGGTCAAGCCACCGGGCAAATATACTACTGATTACAGAAATTATGAACTAGATCCCTCTTCGCGCACAGCAGTCTCAAATCAATTCGGGTGGCGCGTATTTCATGAGCATTTAGCCCAACATTATGACTATCTTGTTATGATCCAGAGTGATGTATTTCCATTCCGCCCATTCTCTGTAAGGGATATGTTAGATGGTAATTCTTTGCTTTTTAAAGATCAGTATAGAGAGCCTATTCATTACTCTTGGGATGGTTTTCTAATGTTTGATTTTACGAAAGATAAATCTATTCCATGGGAAGAATGGAATTTTGATTCAGGTATACAACATGATAATGTATTTACAGATACTGGGGGTGGTACATGGCCTTTACTTTCGAAGATTTCCTTAAAGAAAGATATTGATGCAAAGAATAGTCTTCAGTGGACTTATCAAGACCCTTTTCTTAAAACACTTCCTGTTGATATTCAAACATTTCTTCTAGATGACATACGTAATAAAGAGGATAAGATTTTTTCCGAAATTAAACACCATGATTTTATTCATCTTCGCGGCGGCGGAAACTGGGAATTTATCCAAAATCTTGGTGAAGGTGTAGTTATTCAGAAAACTCGTTTTGAAGCTTTCGCAGATGTTGCGCGAAAATTACTTTGTTAAATAATACCATAAAGGATTTAGGTCTCAAAATTAGGAAACATAGTTATCTAATTTTGGAATTAAAAAGCCACCCCATTAAAAGCCACCCCATTACGAACCACCATTATTTGCAGCAGAGCAATTTGTAGGGTTATTAGTGTAACTCTTATTAGGATCGCCTGAGCATGCGCAAGCTCCAAGTTGTCGTGAAATTAGAATACTATTCATCTCAGTCCCAGGCTGTTCTGTGCGCACATTGCCCGCTTGCTGAACCTGTGAGTTATTTGTAACAGTATTATAATAACCGTATAGTGCTCTACTCTGTCTATTGCGAGTTATCTGACTTGCGTCACGATTTGTCAAACTCATTCCTATTCTTAAGAA